TCTTGTTCTCTTATCTAGAGTTCTAAATGCTCTTTGTTGACCAATCTCATGACCAATAGACTTACTCTTTTCTCTATCAGTTGCGGTTCCTTGGTCCCACTTTTTGTTTATTTCTGCATGACTCTTTCCAGATTTTTTAATGTAAGCACGCAACTTACGATTGGAAAGTTCATCAATCTGTTGAGGCGCATAAACTTCAGAATATGCTTCGTATAAACCGCGCAGTTCTTTAGGATCCATCTTTACAAATACTTTTTTAGTTATTTATAAAAAAAAGACCCCGAAGGGTCAAACACCAAGCACTGCAGTAATATTATCATCAAGTTGTTGAATGACTGCGCGAATATCAGTTACACGAGGAGGAACGCTTACCTCATCATAAGTATATCCTTTTTGAGCATCAAACAGAACTTGACGAACTGCGGCTGCTGCACGAGCATCAAGTTTAATTGTTACTTGTTTTTCTTTAGTCACAGATCTCCCTCCTTACGATTTTCAGAACGCTCAATACTAAATGCACCTTCAGGATAACGAGCACTCAGTTTCTCAAAGTTCATTTGGATTACTTCTTCAATAGAAATATCAAGTCCAATACATGCCTGAGAAACATACCACATAATATCACCAAGTTCACGCTTCAAGTGAAATAGATTTTCTTGGTTTACTGGTTTGCCTTGAAATACAATCTTCTTTACAATTTCAGTAAACTCACCTGCTTCAGCAGACATACCTACAGCAGCAGTAAGCAATCGCTCGGAAGGAAACTCCTGTTCCCGAAGTTCCATGAGACGATTGATGAAAGATGTGTGGTCTTTGCTAGGATTAGAGGTAGTGGTATTAACGAACTCAACATACTTGTTCAAATCAATAGTCATTAGAATTTAAATCCCTCAAATGTTTTTTTAGGTTTCTTTTCTTCATAATCATACTCTTCATCCTTTCCATTGTCAAGGATATCTTGTTGAGCAGATTGTTCGCAGTCATAAAGACGCATCTTTGCTCTATCAATACCAATCACAAAACGCTTATGAATGGTAGGATCATTATAACGATTCTTGAGTTGTTTTACAAGAATCTGACCAAGGCTTTCAAGTTCTTCTGTAGAAATAAGAGCAAACATAAGGTCAGCAGTAGCAGGAAGACCAAATGATTCTGAAGTATCAGTTAATTCCACATCAGAAGAACCGTAACCAGAACGAGTTGTCTGAGTAGCACTTACAATCGGAACATTAAACTCAACAGCAAGACCGCGAAGTTCTTCTGCAATTGCTTTCACAAAAGTGTAAGAGTTAATATTTGCATTTCCACGATAACGAGAAGAAGAACAAATATTCAGATAATCAATGAAGATAATATCTGGTCGGAATGATTTCTTCAGTGCCAGTTCATTTAGAAGAGATTTAAAGTGGCCAGCATGAGCAGAAGCAGTAGGATACTCCTTAATAATCAATGTACCTTGTGTCTTCTTCGCAAGATTTGTAACCTTGTTCTCGAACATCTGTTTCGGAAGTTCCGAAATATCCTGAATCGGGACATTGAGAAGGTTTGCATCAATTCGCTCTGCAATTCTCTCTTCCGCCATTTCAAGAGTGATGTACAAAACGTTCCTGCCTTGCAATAAGACGGAAGAAGCCACATGGCACATAAAGAGACTCTTTCCGACACCCGTACCAGCCAGAGCGATATTAAGAGTCTTATTAGGTAAACCACCTTTTGTAATCTTGTTAAAGTATTCAAGGTCGAATTCAATTTTCTCTTCCTTCCTATGGTAGGACTCATATCTTTGTTCGTAGTCTAGCAGATAATCATGTCCAATGTGTGTATCAAAAGATACTGCTAGAGCATCTGATAGGATACTAGGAATACTATCACGATTTTTCTTTTCATCTTTACCATCTGCAATATGAATGGATTCCATAAGAGCAAGATAGATTGCACGATCACGACACCACTTTTCAGTAGTATCTACTAACCAATTAAATTCTGAAGGAACATCCTCTAAACAACTGACAAGATGAGTGATTTCTCTGAAAGAAGTATCATTAATATCCTGTCTCTTTTCTACTTCGATACAAAGAACTTCTTTAGTGGCTGGTTGATTATATTCTTGAATAAACTTTAGAATCTCTTCAAATACAATCTTTTGATTTGTATCCTCAAAATATTCTGACTTAATAAAAGGTATTACCTTCCTTACATATTGTTCATTATGAAGTAGATTCCTGAGAATCAAAAATTCAACACTTTCCATCATTTATAATGCAAATAGGTACTAAGAATGTATTTTGAGTTGCTGATAGGAGGATTTCCTTTATGAGGAAACATCCAAAGAGGAGGAAACACCAACATTCTACCAGATTTTGGTTTAATTGAAAGAGCATCAAAAATAGTTTCTCCACCTTCATCTACATCATTTAGATACCACATAAAGGAAAGAAACCTTCTTGATGATTCATAATCTGTTACATCTACATGAGTATCGAACATATCATTACCATCATTTATATATCTTTTGATTCTAAATTGCTCAAAAGCATGTTCAGACGGAAAGCATCTAGGATCAACAAATTCGTAGTATTTTCTCTTATATTCAAAAACTTTAGATATGAGATGTTTATGAATCTGCTCTAAATTATCAGACAATGTTTTATTTTCAGTCAGATTAAATTGAGTGAAATTTGGCTTATTATCTTGATCTATTCTTTCTTGTTTATCGCAATGAGATTCAAATACTTCTATTAGCGATTTACATATAGAGGAATCTAATACATCTTCATATACGTGAATAAAATCATTCAATTCAATTGCCATAACTAAATTCTTCTTTAGCAATTTCATCAAGTTTTTGCATTACTTCTTCAGTAAAATAAACTTCAGGTTCTTTCAAGATTTGTTTGGCGTATATTTTCTTACCATCCATTTCATAGCGTCCTGCTACATTCTTCCAGAGCCCACCAATTTCACCAAGTTCAAGTAATCCATAATATCGATCAAGACCACGCTCATCATAATACAAACGAATCTCAACTTCTTTATTTTCTTTACTCAAACGCGATTTAGCAGTCTTAGCCTTGATAATATTTCCGACCACTTCTGTTCCATCCTTTTCTTTCTTTTTGCTGAGATAAATGATCGTACTTGCTGCGTATTTGAGCCCAGAACCTCCTCCCATTTCTTTAGTTGGTACGTAAGCTCCGATGACATCGTATGTATGATTTGTGACAATGAGGGGGACATTTGCTTGACCTAGTTTGAGTGTGAGCATTCGGAATGCACCTTTGATAAGTTGGGATTTAGTCATATCCCGAACTTCTTTTTCATTCAGTGCGTCAGTAATTTCTTTACTTGTAGAAAGCATTCCGAGAGAATCTAATACAAACATACAAGGTTTGCGATCTTCTACTGGTGCTTTCAAATACATATCTACTGCTTTAAGTGCCTTTGTACGAAACTCCTCAATAGTAACAACGTTAACAACAACCAAACGAGAAGTATCAATTCCACGAGATTCAATCAAAGATTTAGTGATAGCAGCCTCAGTGTCAAAGTAGAGACAGTAACCATCGGGATTAGAATCAAGAAAATTCTTAACCACTGCGAGAGAGAAAAAAGTCTTTCCAGTAGAAGACTCTCCAGCAATAGCAGTAATCTTATTCCCAGATACACCGCCAAATATACTACCTGAAACCAGTGCATTAAAAATATATGAACCTGTATCAACATAAGTTTCTGTTTCGTCAATATCAGATGCTAACTTAGTAAAGTCATCACCAATTTCCTTTACGATATCTTTTAAAAAGTCCATTACTTTTTATCCTCTCCTTTTCTTTCCATATAATTCATTTTAAAAGTCCAAAGTTTCTGATACAGTGCAGTGTCTCCACCAAGACGCATTGCATTGATAATAGTATTTAATTCTCGTTCATTAATAGGCAATTCCATTAGGAAAAAAATGATTCAAGGTTTGCTGTTTTTTCTACTTTCCACCCAATAATATCAAGAATAACTTTGAGTGGTTCTAGAAATGCTTTTTCAAATTGTAGATCATAGTCTACATATTTGTCAAGATTGAGTTCTTTTGGAAACTCTTGAATAAAAGAAATCACATTCTCGTGAATTATATTTGGTTTTTTAAGATAAACAAATTTAATTTTCTCTCCATTTTGAATGAGAGAATATTTGTTTGTTAGTTTATTTTGTTTAATGTAATGATTAAACAAAAGTGCTCCACGAACATGAATAGGAGTTCCTTTAATGTATAAATCAGATGAAGATGAGTATTTTTGAACATCAGATACTGAGCGTGGAAATGACATTTGCTCTGGAGGTAACTTCCTAAACTTATATCGACAATCTTCAATAAACTCAATCATACTATCTTCACTTCCGCTCATCAGAATATTAAACGCTTCCTTCAACATCTTACGACAAGGTGCAGGAGTAGAAGATTTAATTGCCTCAATACCTTTAATCTTCAGTTTGAGTGTTTCATAACGAACACCTTCACTATCCCACACACTAAGAATGTACCTCTTCTTTGCAGTCCAGATGCCACGTTCAGCAATACACTCTCGCTTCATAACCATCTTTTGGTCGTAAGCATTTACATAGTTTGCCAATTCTTGGTAAGAACTTTCAATATACTTTTCAAATTCCAAACTACAGACCTTATCAAGGAACGAAACAATGCCTTGAGTAGTTTTCTCTCTGCCTTTGAATACACTTTCAACCAGAGGACCCATATTGATATACAAAGAGTCAGTATCAGAAGCAATGACATAATCTTCACCTTCAGTTTTAAGAACTTTATTTAAATAAGAATTCATTTTATTCATAATCCACTGAATTGATACTTGCCCCGAAAGAGTAATCGCTTCAGCATTTGCTAGTTTATAGTAACGGAAATACTGGTTGCCAATGGCACCATAAGCAGAATTGAGTTGAATCTTACGTGCCATTTGAATATTGTTGCAGCGAGCGATTTCCTTGACTAACTCTTTATTCTTTGTTCTCTCATATTCTTGTTCTGCAGCAAGCATCTTTTTTTTAAAGATTACACGTTCATTGTAAATCTTCTCCATCAATTCAGGTAGAAAACCGCGAACATCCTTACGATACATTGCTCCATTTGCACACACTGCATAATCTTTATACATCTCGAAGGTAAGATCTTTATTCAGAATCTTATCTACATTTACTGTAGGATGTTTCTCTTCAATAAGAGTTTCTGGAGAAATATTGTATTGCATAATCAAGTGTGGATATAGAGAGTTCAAGTCAAAACTCACTACCCAATCATACATACCAGGAATTGGTTCTTTTACATAAGCACCAGCATACTTTTCATCTTTACGTTCCTTATTTCGTGGTGGAATTACAATATCTCTCTTCTTGAGATAAGTATAAATGATATTATCCCACATCCGAACTTGATAAAATACATCAGCATAGTTCACCTTAGCGTCATATGCCATCGTAAGTGCAAGTTCAATCAGTTTCATCTTGTCTTCCAAACGGTCAACAAGCTCTACGTCAACGATATTGTATTCAATGAACTTTTGCCACCCTTTGGTATAAAAGTCTTTAAAAGTATCAAACTCAGAGTGATCTAGTTTTTTCTGTCCAAGTTCTACCTCAGCAATATAATCAAGTCGATAAGATTCCTGAACTTTATAGGTAAACTTCTTATAAAGATCCAGATAGTCAAGTTGAGTCAAACCACCAATATCAAATGTCGTGTGCTTGCGACCATTGATGAATACTTCACCTTCGGTCACAAGTCCCCAATTAGAGAAACGCTTCATTAACTTCTCACCAAGAACACGATTAAGTCTTTTACAAATATAAGGAACGTCGTACATTTGAATGTTCCATCCAGTAATCACATCGGGAACATCAATCATCCAATAGTTTATAAAATGACTAAGAAGTTCATACTCAGAAGGGCAATAGTGATACGTCAAATCTTTACGATTAGTATTAAAGGGTTTAACTCCCCAAGTTGTAATCTTTTTAGTAGTATAATCCTGTATACTGATGGATAATATTTCTTCTGAAGCAGATTCTACGTCAGGAAATCCTCCTTCTGAAGCAACCTCAATATCCAGTGTTACAAGTTTGATTTTACTAATATCGAACTTAATCTCATCTTCTGGATATTTTTCTGAAATGTATTGATAGATATAACGATCGTTTCCATAAATTTCAAACCCATCCACATTCTCATATTTACTATAAAATTCACGACAATCTTTTACAGTTCCAGGTTTAACAGGTTCTACTGCTTCCCCACTTAATGTTCTATACTTAGAATCTTTTTTTGACCTTATAAAGAGAGTCGGAAAGAACTCATCTCTTGTCTCAAATCTTTTACCATTTTCTACTCCACGAACCAAAAACTGATTTCCAATCAATTGAACATTAGTGTAAAAGCGTTGTGTCATTCTTTAATCAAATCCTCATATTTTTCAAGTAGAGTTGGAGTAGGATCAGCAAGAGTGAGAATCTTATCTGAACTCATCATAAATGTATTTTGTTTTGTAACTCCCATTAAAAATGGTTCCAGTGTTTGGTCATTCTTTATTAGAAATGGATCAACCAATTTACAATCTGGCTCTCCAATATCAGCGCCAACTTCTTCAATCTGACTTATCAGAATCTGGTTGTTCATCAGAAATAGAATTTTGATCGTTTTTGACATTTTTTACTCCATTTTCATACATTTCTTTCAATTGAGGGATGGGTTCAACTATAGTAACAACCCAATCAGATGGAAGAGGAATCTTAGAATCATTGGTAAGTGGCATCCAAGGTGTCAATTGCAGTTGACACGGAGTTTTAGTCTCTCCATTTTCATCATCAAAAGTTTTTGCAAGTACTTTTACTACACAAGGTTTTTCGAAAAAATATCCAACAACTCTTTGATTTTCACCTTCCCCAATAATCATTTCCTGGATGTCTGCAATAACATCTTCTCCAGACTTTAACAGTGACAACTTTACAGTCATTTTACTCTCATACCTCTAGTTATTATAGCAATAAAAAGAGGGGAAGTCAACTGGATTTTGCCAGTCGTTCCCCTGCGCCGACGATATTCAGATTTATTTATAGATAATCCTTACGAGCGTGATGCTCTGGAACTATTTTCCCAAGTACGATCCGTAAAAGTCCGTCTTCAAATGTGACTTCGCGTACTTCTGTGTCGTCGGATAAAGTCCACGCTCGTTTAAAACTTCTGCTAGCCACTCCCTTGTGGATAAACGTCCTATCCGATTCGGTATCTGCTTTTTGTCCTTCGACAAAAAGTTTTCCATATTCTGTGAAAACATTTACCTCTCCTTTCTTGAATCCAGCGAGTGCGAGTTCCAAATGGGATTCAACATTATTTATTTGGACTAGATTATAAGGAGGATAATTTGTTGTAGTTTCGTGAAGATTGAATAGACGATCAAAATATTCATCCATTCCAATACTATTGCGAGTGATTCTTTCCATCAAAGCGGGAAGATCGGACGCAGTAAACCGTGATGTTGCAAGGTTAGTCATTATGGTAGCTCCTTTAAAAGCGAGGTTTGATTGTGTGATCCCTATAAGGCGATCATTAATAATTATACAACATATACAAAAAAAGGGAGTGTTGAACTCCCTACAAAATTATTCAGTTTCCACTACTTTTGTTTTTTTACCAATATTGTACTTTTGCTCCAGAATCCAATCACCTTTGTCCTTGTATGCAAGAACCTTGATTTGATTAAGTGGCGCAATATCTGCTACAGAATCTTCTTTGACAACAGTAATTAGTCCCCAATCAGCGAGAAGACGTACAATACGATTGCGACGTTGAACATCATTTACAGTAAGATTTGCGTGTTTACCATCGAGGGCAAACAGTTCCTTAAAGTGAACGATAAAATATCTACCCTGCTTGTGAAGAATATGGCAAGATTGATACAGTTTTTTCTCCTTTCTTGATGCAACTCCGATGCGAGTCAAAGTTTCACGAACTTTCAGAAAGTCATCAGGTTCATTAAGAATTACTTCTACCATTTGGTCTTGAGACCATTCAACAGTAGGTTCTACCGTAGTAGTCATTTTGTTCCTCCAATATCAAGTCGTTTTTTAATGAAAGTAAGTTGTTCTTGTGTCAGGATTTTCAGTGCTTGAGATGCTTTTTCATTACTATATCCATAGTATTGTTTTACACATTCTAAGT